TTGCAATTTCTCTTTAAGCATTTCCAAAAAGTCACCTCGACTGTCATAGCCTAGTGACTTGTAGGACTCTCCATTCATGATGTCAACAACATCAAAGTACATCTCTTGAATCAATGTAANTGNTCTCATTCTTCATTCTCCCATGTTCTGTTTTCAAACTCAGNAAACAATTCCTCGTCAGACATTTTGTCGTATGCGATTCCAAACCTCAGNGAGTAATCCAAATATTCAACGTCATTGTTTTNCATGGCCTCTCTGATAGTCTCGATGTCATCCTCGACCAATCGATTGATCATTTCTTCTCTTTTCATTCTTGATTCTCCTTTAAAATTTTACTTGCCCAAACCTCAATCTCCGCATCTGGCATTCTTAAGAGGATCTGCTCGATCAACACATGGACGGGCAGTCCCAACATCTGTTTCCAGATTTGATCCATGACGGGTTTGCCCCATCGCTCTTCTATTTTATTGGGGGTCATCTTCGCTCCTAAATTGTTTAAACGCTTGAATCCAACCCGCAGTCCACAACATCCGATCATCATCGGATAGGTCTTGCTCGTTGGTGTCTCTCTCCCATTTGTAGAACGCATCGTTTGCTTTGTCTTGTAACTTGGTCATATTGTTTCCTCCTCGATTTGTTCGTCAACATCTGCTTGCGTGTAGTAATTGAATATTGCGGGGTTGTACTTTGAAAGTACCCCATCTATGCACTTAGCACACACTCTGGCAAGCGGGATGCCCCGCCCGTCAGTCTCCCACCAACTATCCTCTTTTTTATGATCACATCTCATTTGTAACCCCCTTATGCTACTAGTTTGATTTGTTTAAACGATGCATTGCCCAAATTCTTAACGTCATCGATACAAACGTTATTCTCATATACGAGCGACACATCAAGCTCAATGCCCACGCCCACTGTTGTGATTCCAAGGTTATTACCTGACTTGATCTGCTTGATCACTTGCTCTCTCCACCCATTGCCATCGGTCAGCACAAAGCAGATCTTGCGTGACTCAGGGCGGGCGTTGAGAATTTCGTGTGCATATCTGACGGCAAAGTAATCATTCGTTGAGAAGTTGGCATTGAAGTGCGACAGAATCTGCTTGGCCTTTGCCACGGGGGTATTGAACGGCACAAGTATTGAGGTGCGGTGATTAAATCCAAGGATTTGGACTGCCACGCCTGCCTGCATCAAGGTCTCATAAAGTGCAACACAAGTCTTGACTGCACTCGTTGTTCTCACGCCTGACATTGACCCAGATGCATCAAGGACAATCACCACCGCAGAATCAATGCCACCCTCTTCATGATGACGTTTAAACACACGCACATTGCCAGTGGGGATTGATGCGAGTGCGGACGAATCGATCTGGCCTGCCTTACGATTCAACTGATACTCGTCAAGTCCTGATTTCTCGAATAGCTGACGCACTTCATGACGCAGTCTCGATGGCACTGTCACTGTAGTGTCCACAAGTGCTTGAGAATGAGTATGCTCACTCGCCCTCCCCAGTCCTGCGCTCTTGTCATATGAGCCAATGCCTGCTTGACTGTCCGAAACCTCACAGGTTGGTTCAGTCTCCCGTGCCTCTTGACCCTCGACTGGGGCAGTCGCAGTGCCGTTTTCTTCCTCGCCTGCACCCTCACCCTCACCCTCGCCTGATTGATCGTCCTGAGCGTCTCCTGCGCCCTCCTGAGTGCCTTTGTTGCCTGTACCCTGCTTACCTTGCTCACCGCCTTGTTCGCCCTGCTTGGGCTTGTCACCTTGCTTGTCACCTTGTTGAGGCAATTGTTTTAATTGCTCCATGATCCACTTTGCAATCGCCAAGGTATCACTGCTTGATTTCGCAGAGTCAATGCGAATGCTTGCCTCGTCAAATATTGGGGCGAGTCCCTTTGGCAAAGGTACTGGTTTCGAATAGCGTCTGCCCCTGCAAGCGAATAGCCAAGGATAATTGCGGGGGTCTTCCATGCCCTCATTGCCCGCATCCAAAATCATCTGATTAATAAGCTTGGAGAAGATACTGGCAATATTACCAGTGAGTCCATCCTTGATGGCACGCCTCTCGATCCACACATCCTCCACCGCATTGTGGAGTTGGCGCATGTACTGGGTGTCTGCAATGACTGAGAAGTTAGTGTATTTGATGTGGCACAGTTCATGGATCACAAAGCCCACATAGCGGTCAAGGAAAGCCTGACTCAAGACTGCATCATCTGCAACGTCCGCAAGGAACACATCGCCCGTTGAATTGACGCAAGCAGTGGGGATATTGTCCCAAACGATCTTGCTGATTTTCAGCGAGCTATTGGCGCTGATTTTGTTGAGTATCGACTCGACCCCTGCTTTGAATGTATGGCCTTTCATTATTTTGCTCCTAGGTATTTGTTGAAGATATCAGCGTTTAAACAAGCAGACCCAATGCCTCGCAGAGCGATGCCTGAATCTTCGACTTGACGATTGACCATGACGGCTTCCCATGCATCGGTCATGCCCAAATAAGGCACGGCCTGAATGAACCCGATCACCTGCCGAATTGAGGGTGCATCGAGGATGTCCCCAGTCTCGACCTTTGCACGGGCAGTCTGCACTGCTTTGAGCACATGAAGTGCAAGCTCCTTGTGACACCCAGTGTGCTTGACCACGGCCTCGACCTCAAGGGCGAGGGGCAGAAATGTAAACTTGACCACGGCAGTGAACCGATCCGCAAGGGCAGTGTTGGTGGTGCGAGTCCCTGCATACCGCCCCGTCACATCGCCATTGAGTAGTGTGTTGTCTGCACCGAACACGATCACGCCCTCAGCCTTGCTCCAGACACGACCCCCGTATGTGACCTTTGCATTGGGTTCGAGAAAACCATTGAGGGGGGCAAGCTCTCCATTATCTGCATTCGTGATTTCGTCAAGCAGGATCACAGTCGAGGGTGCAGTGTAGGCACGCAAGAAGTCACCCTGTTTAAACACTGTCGCACCATTCTCCAAGCCAACGTCCCCCAAATAGTCGGATGCAGTGGTGTATTTGTGGAAGTTGTACCTCATGAATCCACGGCCTGTGCGGGCGCTGAATTGCTCTGCGGTTTGTGATTTGCCTGTACCCTTCTCACCCCCGAACCATGTATTGCGACCCGTGTCTTGAGCGAATGCGAGGGTGCGGAGGATCGACTCAGTCCAGATAAAACAAGGGTCAATTGCGGGGGCAGTGGGGTCATTGTAGACATCGAACTCAAAGGGGAGGTCAAGACCGAACACATCCTTGCACGACTCCCGCCCGATCTTGTAGACATTGGAAAGGTTAGCAACCTTGGCCTCCGATCCAGTCTCGATGACGGCCTGTTTAAACGGGGCAAAGGCAGTGTCGATCATNGANTCGACCTTGCGGGTGATCTCCGATTGATCAATNCCCACGTTNGCAATGTCAGCGATTGACTCCTCAAGCTTGATAATTGACTCGTCCTGCTTGCTGATGGACTTTTGCAATATTTTGATTAGCTCGACCGATTCCAGTGCCACGGCCTTGGCATCATTGGCAACCGCCTCGACCGCAGGGTTGGACTTAACTGTGGCGGGGGCAAAGGGCAGTGACTGCCTGACATTGTCGAGGGTCAGTAGACCCGACTCGATCTGCCCGTCAAGCCATTGGATCATGACCGACTTGTCAGTCGGGGTCTGGCCTGAAAACTTGACGTAAGCCCCTTGTATGGTTGCCAACGGCAACACGACCATTTGTTGTTTATTCATTGTCCCCATGATCACCCCTTTAAACCAAGATTAAAGCTTGCCCATCGATGGGGCAGACTGGAAGACGGGCATTGCCGTATTTGTCAAACGCCCACTTAGCAGTGAGTCGAATCGTATAACCACAACCGCACATTGCCTTAAGCATCCTTGTGCCTTGGGTTTTTCGTGTTGAGTAAGACAGCGTGGCGTGAGGGTAGTCACCCAGTGATCGGATGATTTCACCATAGCGGGACATGAAGTCGAGCGCACCAGATGTTGACTTGTATCCCCGTGTTGCCGAGGGTACAAGACCCATAGCGTCAGCGATGCGTTTAAACGTTGCTCCATGATTCATTGCCCCATCGGTAGTGTGGCAGAGTTCGTGAATGACGCACTCAGCGACTGCTTGAGGATCGGCGAGTTCGGGGGAGATGAGGATCTCATAGTGATTGTCCCCAGAATTCTGCGAGGGAAAGCACTCGCCAATAGCTCTTGAGCGCTTGGCATTGAGGGGGAAACCGCAGGTAATGCGGATGGCCTGTGGTAAGGGTGACCCGTACAGATCGAACATGGGACGCAATTCTTGAATGAGTGCAGTCAGGTACTCTTCTCGCAAAGTAGACATAATGATCCTTTAAAGTAGTGCGACATTGCACTGCTAAGGGCAAAGCCCTTAACGCTGAAATGTCCTTAGAATTTCTCAATTGCGTTTGATCTAATATCTTGAGCTAATTGTTTTATTGATTGAATTGAAACCCCATCAATATAAGTTCCGTCTTTAAGAACCCATCCAAGCCCAATATCTTTTAAATGCCCATTAATTTGATCTTCAATATTTATAGTGCGAGGGTCTACACGATGCAATAAAGTGAGCACAGATTTTGCAATTTTATTAGCCGTTTTATGAGTGATTTTTTGCATTTGATTTCCTTTGTTGTGTTTAAACTAATTGCCTTACCTACCTACAACGCAATGCTATCACTATCGGTTGACAAGATAATATTAATATTGTGTCTTTATATAACTTTACAATTGAAAGTCAATTCAAAGCCTTATGTATTAGAGCAGATGCAATCTGCGGTTTGTGTATCTAAGTATTCATTTCAGCGGAAAGCATATAGTGTGCCATGCACTGAAAACTTAACATAATCAGACCGATTTTAAGGCTCTACAAGCGTCTGAAAGGGGTCAAGGCCATCTTACTATTAAAAAGTTTTTTTGAACGCACCTGGGCGATCCTAGTGGATATCAGAAACCAAAGTATTACATGGCATTTTAGTGTACTATAGGTTTAGAATATGAGGGTAAATTGAAGGCAATGAATACTAATACTGTAATGTGCATAAAACTGTGTGTAATCAGTGGATAAGTGGTACTGTATAGAAAACCTGTTGATAACATCCTGTGGATAACCTTGGACTTATGCACAGGTGTGGATAAGCTGTTGACAAGAACGACACTGTGATTACAATCAGGGTTAGTCAGTGTTGGATCATATTACTAGATGGAGTGTTTAAACATGAGTAGAACAACGTCAGACGAGTATCTCGCAAAGCTCGAAGAGCTTGATGCAGTCGATGAATTTTCAAACGAGGGGCAGATGAGCGAGGCTGAAAGAATGGCAATGCTCGCAGACAAACCACGGGTGCGAATAGACGGACAAGTGGTGGGATCAATGCACAAGAGAGAACGTCCACTGACGGCACAGCAGATGGCATTCGCAAACTGTCTTATACGAGGGGCGACACTGAAAGTCGCCTACAGGGAAAGCTATCCAAATAGCAATGCAACCGATGCGTGCGTCATGGCAAATGCATCAAAGCTCGCCAAGGATGTAAGGATCAAGAGAATCGTCAATGAGGGTGTCGAAGAAACCATCGAGCATTTGTCGGAAGACGTTGCAGGGACTAAGCGCTATGTTCTTAAGCAACTGTTGGCACATAGTAAAGAGGCCAAGCAGGAAGGCACTAAATTAAAGGCACTTGAACTACTAGGCAAGTCTGTTGGACTCTTCATTGACAAGACTCAAACAGAGGTCAAACAGTCAACACCTGACGAGCTTAAGCGTGAGCTTGCGTCTCACTTGAAACTGCTCAACAACGTCAAGCCCCTCAAAGCATCTACTGTCATATGAGCGCTGAGGCGTGTAAACGCATGGCGGTGTAAACAGGTGTGATGTGTAAACGGCTGTGGCGCTGACCCACTATACCCCGACCCCCATCCCTAGCCAGCGACCACCCCGCCAGCCTGTACGCTCTAATCCCAACAAACAAATACCCCACCCCCTCAAATAGAACGTTCTCACCCCAAAACCAATTCCTAAACATGGGGGGTATATATATTTTTCAAAAAAGGCTTGTGAACGTTCTGTAATACGTTTAAACTACTGTATGTTTAAACAATAGGATTAGCGATGACTGAGAAGGATCAGCTTATATTGGACTTTATNAAGGCTTACATTAAGTTGCATGGTGTAGCGCCGTCTTATTCTGTGATAGCCCGTGGGGTGAATAAGCANTCTAAGTCCAATATACANAGGGTAGTGCATAAGTTGATAGACGAAGGCAAGATAGCCATGAAGCCTCATAAAGCCCGCAGTATAAGAGTGACGGACAGATCGGTAAGAGCCGTGGCTGCTTTATGACATTGCTGACTAAGCAAGAGATAGCCGACTACCTATCCATAGTGGATAGGGTAGATGAGAATGAGCAAAACAAGATTAGGCAGTTGTTAGAATATGATAGGGTAGAGAGATGTAAAGAGTCTTTTATCTTCTTTGCTTCTCAGATGTGGCCTGTGTTTATATCGGGTAAGCATCATCAGATCATGGCTGATGCGTTTGAGCGTGTAGCCGCCGGAAGTCTTAAGAGATTGATCATTAATATGCCTCCAAGGCATACCAAGTCTGAATTTGCCTCGTTTCTTCTTCCTTCATGGTTTCTGGGTAAGTTTCCGGANAAGAAGATCATTCANACAGCTCACACCGCAGAATTAGCCGTAGGATTTGGACGGAAAGTTAGGAACCTTGTTTCATCGGATGTTTATGGAAGAGTATTTNACACNAAGCTATCGTCAGANAGTAAGGCTGCTGGACGATGGAACACTCACTTGGGTGGCGATTACTTTGCTATCGGTGTTGGCGGCGCTGTTACAGGTAAAGGGGCTGATCTTTTAATCATAGATGACCCTCATTCGGAGCAGGAGGCTAAACAAGGTAACCCTGCGGTGTTTGATCAGGTATATGAGTGGTATACATCTGGCCCTCGGCAGCGTTTACAGCCGGGGGGAGCCATCATTATTGTGATGACAAGGTGGTCTAAGAGGGATTTGACGGGTCAAATCCTTAAGAATCAGGTAAAAGAAGGGGTAGATCAGTGGGAAATCATTGATTTTCCGGCTATTTTGCCGTCAGGAACTCCTCTTTGGCCAGGGTTTTGGTCTAAAGAAGCCTTAGAAAGCCTTAAATCTGAACTTCCAGTCTCTAAATGGGAAGCGCAGTATCAACAGAATCCCACTTCAGAGGAAGGTGCGATCATTAAGCGGGATATGTGGAAGATATGGCCTGATGAAGTTCCTCCGGCCTGCGATTATTTGATCCAAAGCTGGGACACGGCCTTTGAAAAGAACAATAGGGCTGATTATTCAGCATGTACAACGTGGGGGGTGTTCTATCATCCCAACGCCCAAGGCGTTTCCAAGGCCAATATCATCATGTTGGATGCATTCAAGGAAAGGATGGAGTTCCCAGATCTTAAGAAGAAGGCTCTTGAGATGTTTAAACAGTGGAACCCAGATACCTTGATTGTTGAAAAGAAAGCCGCAGGAGCGCCGTTAATCTATGAATTGAGAAAGATGGGCATACCGCTTTCTGAGTATACACCGAGCAAAGGAAGCGATAAGATAGCACGTGTAAACGCAATATCCGACTTGTTTGCATCCGGCGCAGTATGGTGTCCAGACACAAGATGGGCCGATGAGGTCATGGAAGAACTAGCCGCATTCCCCAACGGAGACCATGATGACTTGGTTGACTCAAGTTCTCAAGCTTTGTTGCGTTTCAGACAAGGAGGGTTTATCACCATCGACTCAGATGAGGAAGATGAACCTATCTACCACAGACGTAAATTGGAGTATTACTAATGACTATTGACAAAGCTTTATATTCACAAGGCATCGCCGCAGAACCGGATTTAGAGATTGAGATTGACAATCCAGACGCAGTTTCTATCAACACAGGGGATGTAGAAATAACCCTAGAAGCTGGGCAGGACTTGGGTGGGGATTTCTACCAAAACTTAGCCGAAGTTCTAGATGACAGGACTTTGTCTTCCATTGGTTCAGAGCTTATCGCTCTGGTAGATGCAGACATCAATAGCCGTTCAGAATGGGCTGAGTCTTATGTCAAAGGCTTAGAGGTGCTGGGTCTTAAGTATGAAGAGCGTACTGAGCCTTGGAATGGAGCCTGCGGGGTTTATTCAACAGTTCTAACCGAAGCTGCTATTAGATTCCAAGCCGAGTCTATTATGGAATCATTCCCTGCGGCCGGGCCTGTCAAGACTGAAATCTTTGGAACATCCACCAAGGAAAAGGAAACCGCAGCAAGTCGTGTTGAAGAAGACATGAACTACAAAATTACCGAGAAAATGCCGGAATACAGACCGGAACATGAGCGGATGTTATTTGGTTTAGGCTTGGCCGGGTCTGGATTTAAGAAGGTTTATGATGATCCTGTACTGGGTAGAGGAACCTCTATCTATGTCACCGCAGAAGACATCATTGTCCCATACGGCGCTTCAAGTCTCAGGACTTGTGAGCGTGTTACCCATGTCATGAGGAAAACCAAGAATGAACTCAGGAAGCTACAAGCCACGGGTTTCTACCGAGATGTTGACCTTGGCGAGCCTGTCAATATCATGTCCGATATTGAAAAGAAGAAAGCCAACCAGCAAGGCTACAAAGCTCTTGATGATGATCGCTATCAGTTCCTTGAGATATGCACAGACTGGGACATCGATGGATTAGAAGAGCTGGATGATGAGGGAGAGCCATCAGGCATTGCAGTTCCTTATGTTATTACCATAGATCGTGGTACAGGTAAGGTTTTATCCATTTACCGCAACTGGGAGGAAGATGATGAGAAGAAACTCAGCCGCCAGCATTTTGTTGATTATTGCTATATCCCAGGTTTTGGCTTTTATGGCTTGGGTCTTATTCATATTATTGGTGGTTATGCTAGGGCTGGCACTTCTCTTATTCGTCAATTGGTTGACTCAGGGACATTGTCCAATTTGCCCGGCGGACTTAAGACCCGTGGCGCAAGAATCAAGGGTGATGACACCCCAATCGCTCCCGGTGAATTTAGAGATGTGGATGTTCCCAGCGGGGCGATTAAAGACAATATCATGCCGCTACCATATAAGGAGCCGTCTGCGACCTTGTTGACTCTGTTAAATCAGATCACCGATGAAGGCCGTAGATTGGGTTCCATAGGAGATCTTCAGATTTCCGATATGTCGGCCAACGCCCCAGTGGGTACAACTTTGGCTCTTTTAGAGCGTACCCTCAAGACCATGTCTGCCGTGCAGGCTCGTGTTCATTACTCAATGAAGCAAGAGTTCAAGCTCTTGAAGAACATCATTGCTGAGTATGCACCCAGCAAGGAGGAGTTTGATCCCGAAAAAGGCGATCATTTTGCCAGCCGGGAAGATTATGACATGGTGGATGTAATCCCAGTGTCCGACCCCAATTCCTCCACAATGGCGCAGAGGATCATGCAGTACCAAGCCATCATGCAATTGGCTCAGGGCGCACCGCAGATCTATAACCTACCCAATCTACATAGGCAAATGATAGAAGTTCTTGGGGTTAAGAACGGCGAGAAACTTGTTTTGACGGAAGATGACGAGAAGCCCATCGACCCGGTCAGTGAAAACATGGGATTCCTCAACGGAAAACCCACCAAAGCCTTCATCTTCCAAGACCATGATGCCCATATTGCTGTGCATACCACTTTTATGCGAGATCCATCAATTGCAGCCCAGATAGGCCAAAACCCAATGGCTCAACAAATGCAAGCTGCGGTTATGGCTCATATAGCAGAACATCTGGCATTCCAATACAGGAAGCAGTTGGAAGAGCAAGTTGGTGTGGCTTTGCCAGCGCCCAATGAAGAAATGCCACCCGAGACCGAGGTGCAGTTGTCCAGGTTGGTTGCTCAGGCAAGTACCCAGCTTCTACAGCTAAACCAATCCAAAGCCTCGCAGGCCCAAGCCCAACAGCAAGCACAAGATCCTTTGATCCAAATGCAGCAACAAGAACTCCAGCTTAAACAGCAGGAATTGCAATCTANATCCCAAAAAATGCAAGCTGACACCCAATTGGCGCAAGCAAAACTCCAATTGGAACAACAAAGAATGCAGATCGANCAGCAGAGAAATCAGCTCCAAGCGCAGTCTGAATCACAACGGGTTCAGTCTCAAGCTGAAGTTCAGTTGAAAAAAGACCAGCAAATGATGCAAATGGAGATCATGAAACTCCAAGAGCAGGCAAGACAAGCCAACCAAAAGGTGCAGACTGATCTGTTTAAACGAGGTAAATAATGGAAGAAAAGATACTCAANCATTTGCTAACCGAATTAAGAGAGAAGGAACGTTCCCTCTCAATGAGTCTAGGTGACGGGGGAGCTTCGGACTTCCCCGCTTACCGAGATATGTGCGGCCAGATTAGGGGTCTCTTGTACGCACAGAACTTAATCAATGACCTCTTACGAAAAATGGAGCAAATAGACGATGAGTGATCTTTTAATCAGCGATGGAGAGGTAACGACAACCCTTCCTGACAACGCAGAAGACAAGGCAAAACAATTGCCTGACCCAGTTCGTTTTCAAATTCTGACAGTCTTACCCGAGATTGATGAGGAATATGAAAGCGGTATTGTTAAGTCAAGCCAATCTATCCATTATGAAGAGGTCTTAAGCCCTGTTCTATTTGTGGTAAAGCTAGGCCCAGATGCTTACAAAGACGCAACCAGATTCCCATCTGGCCCATCCTGTAAGGTAGGCGATTTCGTTATCGTCCGTCCCAATACAGGTACACGACTCAAGATTCATGGCAAAGAATTCAGGATCATCAACGATGATTCTGTCGAGGCCGTGGTTCAAGATCCCCGTGGTATCAGCAGAGCATCATAAGGAGGCACTATGACAGACCAAGTTGAATTCACATTCCCCGATGAGGCGGATGAAAAACCCACTCGTTTAGGCAGTAAGGTTGTAGAACCAGAACCCGAAATCGAGATTGTTGACGATACGCCAGAAGCGGATCGCAATAGAAAACCTATGACCTCACCACCCGTAGAACCCACGGATGAGGAACTAGAAGGTTATACCAAAAAGCAACAAAGCCAGAAAGTAAGGGAGTTTGCCAAGGGTTATCACGAAGAAAGACGGCAAAAAGAGGCTGCTTTACGTGAGCGGGAAGAGGCTTTAAACCTTGCAAAAGCTGTTTATGAAGAGAATGAACGGCTAAAAAGCACCGTAAATGTCAGCCAAACGGCCTTTATTGACCAAGCAAAACGCAATGTAAACAGCGAAATGGCTGATGCGGAACGTCTTTACAAGAAGGCTTACGAAGATGGAGACGCTGAAGCGTTGCTAAAAGCTCAAAAGGAATTAACCAACGCAGCCCTAAGAGCTGAGAAAGTTAACAATTTTAGGCCCACCCCTTTACAACCTGCTCCAAAAGTAGTACAACCTAGTCACCCGCAGGCAGATCCTAAAGCCCAAAGTTGGCAACGTAACAACGATTGGTTTGGACAGGATGAGGAAATGACCAGCTTGGCCCTAGCGGTGCATACAAAGCTGGTTAATTCGGGCGTTGACCCGCAGAGTGATGAATACTATCAACGTTTAGATAGTCGAATTCGTCAAGTTTTCCCAGATAAGTTTGAGTCTGAGGAAACCGCTGATACGAGGCAGCGCCCTAGATCAAATGTCGCTTCTGCGTCCAGAAGTGTGGCCCCCAAAAAGATCACATTGTCTGCGTCAGAGGTAAACATTGCCAAGCGATTGGGCATTCCATTGGAACGCTACGCTCGTGAGGTTGCTCAACTAAGGAGAAATAACAATGGCTGATAATCGTGCAAGCCGTGACACCGAGTCACGCACTCAATTTCAACGTCCTCAATCGTGGAGAGCGCCTGAGATTCTACCCATGCCTGACCCAAGACCGGGTTGGACACATCGATACATTCGTATCGCCATGATGGGTAAAGACGATCCTCAGAACATTTCTTCTAAACTTAGAGAAGGATGGGAACCCGTGAAAGCGGATGAATATCCAGAACTAATGGTGATGGCATCTCAAAGCGGCCAGTTTAAAGGCAATATCGAAGTAGGTGGATTGTTGCTTTGCAGGATTCCAGAGGAGTTTATGAAACAGCGGGATGCTTATTACAACTCGCAAAACAAAGCTCAAATGGAGTCAGTAGACAACACATTCATGAGAAACAGCGACCCAAGAATGCCTCTCTTTAGAGAGAAGTCTTCAAAGGTCACATTTGGCTCAGGTTCTTAATTAATCAAGGAGTCCTTAAATGGCTTACCCCACCGTCAGCAAGACGTATGGATTTAAACCAGTCAACAGACTGGATGGTCTTCCTTACGCCGGAGCGATCCGTCAAATCCCCGTATCGCCAGCTTATGCTACAGCGATTTTGAATGGTGATACTGT